GTATTGACGGAACAAATACACATCGCAAGGTGCGTTTATGCCCGCAGTAAGGAAACCGACCGCAGTCCTACAATTCACCGGAGCGCACGCTCACGACCCAGCGCGTGCGCGGGCGCGGGAGAACGAACCCAAACCAAATGCGCCGCTTGGGAGCGAGCCGCCAGAAGGCTTGCCGGAGGAAGTGGCGGCGGCATGGCGGGAGATAGTCGTTCTGTGTCCGGCTGGCGTGCTGGCTGATTGCGACGTGTATGCGGTCGAGGCTGCGGCGCGGTTGCTCTGCCAGATGCGGGCTGGAAAGCCATTGCCAGATAGCGATGAGCGGTGGACAGACCCCGCGATTTTCGCCCAGTTTCGGATGGCGTTGAACGAGCTAGGCATGACGCCAGCGAGCCGCAGCAAGGTGACGGCAATGGAGCCTAAAAAGCCGGGGGCGGCGGTCGTAGGATTTGATGACGTGTAAAAATGGACGCCACAAGCGAAGTTCCACACGGAACGACCGAAGCACCGCCGTATTGGATTTCCGAATACGCAACGAGATGCGAGCGTTATGCGAGGGGCGTAGTGGCTGGCGAGGTAGTAGCTGGCAAGTGGGTGAGTCTGGCATGCGCTCGGCATCTGCGCGATTTAGACAAGACGGCGGCGAGCGGGTATCCGTTTGAGTTTAACGAGCGAGCGGGTGCGCGGGTTTGCCGCTTTGCGGAGATGCTGCCACACGTCAAAGGCGAATGGGCGAGGATGACGGCGGCGGGGAAGGCTCCGCGCATAAAGCTGGAGGACTGGCAGGTCTTTTTTCTTATGTCGCTTTTCGGCTGGCTGCGTCGCTCCGATGGATGCCGTCGCTTTCGCATGGCCTCGCTTTACGTTGCCCGCAAAAATGCCAAGAGCACGATTGCCGCCGCGATAGGCTGGTGGATGTTCGCCAAGGATGGCGAGCCGGGGGCGGAGGTCTATTCCGGCGCGACCTCGCGTGACCAAGCGATGGAGGTATTTCGGCCAGCGCAGCAGATGGGGAGAAAAATCCCGGCCCTGCCGCGAGATTTGTGCGTGGAGATTAACGCGAGCAACATGGTGCGCTTGTCGGACATGAGCAAGTTCGCGCCTGTCATTGGCAAGCCAGGAGATGGCGCGAGTCCTCATTGCGCCCTTGTGGACGAGTATCACGAACATACGACGAGCGACCTGCTCGACACGATGCTGACTGGCATGGGCGCACGTCGCCAGCCTCTCGCGCTGATTATCAGCACCGCAGGCAGCAACTTGGCTGGCCCTTGCCGCGATGACTGGAAGGCGTGCGAGGCAACCTTGCTTTCATCCGAGGCCGACGATGGCAGCGCAGACGAAACGCGCTTCGCCTTGATTTACTGCGCCGACGATGGCGACGACTGGACGAGCGAAGTCGCGCTACGAAAAGCAAATCCAAATTACGGCATCAGCGTATCGGCGGAGTTTTTGCAGAACCAAATCAAAAAAGCGATTGCCCAGCCACGCGACCAAGGTGCGGTCAAGACCAAGCATCTCAACCTTTGGGTCACGGCGTTGTCGGGCTTTTATGACGTGCAAAAACTAAACGCGCCGCCTGTATTCAATTCGCAACTACGTTTAGATGACTTCAAGGGCAAGCCGTGTTTCATCGGTGTTGACGCCGCCGCAAAGCGCGACATCAGCGCGGTCGTGCGCGTTTTCCCCGATGCGGACGGGCGGACGTTCACGGCGTTCGGCAGGTATTATTTGCCGCGAGCGACGGTGCAACTCCCGCAGCACCAGAATTATCGCGCATGGGAGCAGGCTGGCTGGCTTACGGTGTGCGAAGGCAATGAAAACGATTTCACTACGCTTGAGGACGACATCGTGTCGGACGCCCGCGATTTTGACGTGCGCGAAGTTGACTTCGACCCTTGGCAGTTACGCTCTACTGTTGGGCGGTGGCGACAAAATCACGGCCTAAGCTGTGTTGAAATTCCGCGCACGACGCGCAGCTTTAGCGACGCAATGAAAACGCTCGATGCGATGATTGCCAGCGGGCGTTTCCGGCACAGCGGCGACCCTGTGCTGGTCTGGGCGTTGGGCAACGTTGTGGCAAAAGAGGATGCAGGCGGGAATGTTTTCCCGCGAAAAGAGCAAGACGCGCAGAAGATTGACCCTGCCGTTGCGCTGCTCATGGCCCTATCGCGTGCGCTGACGCTGGAAACAACGGCGACAAGCGCGAGCGGGTTTGCGTTCGTTTAAGCGGGTATCTCGCGCCAAGCCTCGCCTATCTTTTCCTCCAGTACCATGCCGTAGTTATTTACACCGCTGGAAACGGATACGCCTTCCTTGCGTCGTAGTTGCTGCTTGAATACGGAATAATTGACATGATGATGCCATCGGCCCCACTTTTCGGTAAGCTCTACGCAGTCGGGGTGTTTTCGGACAAGCTCCTCCACGAACTCGCGCCGTTTCTCGGTGGCGGCATAATAATCGGAGTTTCCGCCTTTCATCGTCATCGTCGTCTGTTTGTAAATCAGGAAAGCATTGAAAAGCACGGTGCAATAACCTGCCTTTAGCACGCGCAAACACAGGTCGGTGTCCTCGTTGAAAAAAGTTTCCCAGCGCATAAACCCGCCTCCCTGTTTTTCAATCTTCGTTTTTATGAGCATTGCTGAATAAACCCGTGTGTTGAGCGTGTATGGAGGGATTTTGGACTTTCTTTTTGCAAACATAAAGTAGTTCGGCCCAGCTATCGCGACATTGTCGTAACGGTCGCAAAAATCTTCCATCACGGCGAGCGTTGTTCCGTCAGCGCACGGCACTTTGAGGTTGTGGTTAAACCTAAATAGCGGCGTGCATCCGGCTCCAAGGATGTTGTCATCAAAGGTCCAGTAACGCTCCGCGCCGATACGCTCGGCGTAATCCCAAATGTAGTTTCGCGTTACGGTGACTCCCTTGTCGCTATGCGGCAAAACATGAAGACGCGATGGGTCAATCACGGCGGCGTATTCGTCATATTGCTGCGGCTCTACAAATACGGTGTATGGAACGCCGATGTTATCAAAACCGCGAACGGTCATGCGCGTTTCTGCGCGGCCTTTTGACGGGATGAAAACAGGATAGCGGGGATTCATTTTTGGATGTATCGTTTGTTTGCATACACTGCAATTTCTTGTTCGGGGAACCAAATGCTCTTGGTTTGACGCCCCTTGGTTGCTGGGACGGAAATCCCTAGCTTTTCGTTGAAATCTATTAAGTCGGACTCGCAAGTGAAGCTCACGAGAACTTGAAAGCGCGGCAATAGGTCTTCGTGGCTGTATTCTGGCATTCCCTGCCATTCCGCTTTCCATGGAATGATTTCGGCGTCGCTAAAAAGGTTTTCGTGCTGGTGCATGGCCGCGCATAAGAGTGGCGCGAGCGATAGCGCGCAAGCCGAAACAGCAGACGCACTCGGCTATTGTTCGCGTTTATTGCTGCTATTAGATTTCGCGCTTGCCAATTACGCCAGCGTAGTTTTTAAGCAACTACATGGCCGACGATAATAAACCAGCGGGATTGACCCCGCAGCGCACTGGGATGCTTGCCCGCATAGGCAACGGCTTCCGCGCAGCTTTCGCGTCGGTGCCGACGACGCCGCCGCCAACCGAGAAGCTCGCGGGCGTGGACTCAACATGGGAGCGCATGGACTCCTATTACGGCGTGCGAACGGCGTCCAAAAACACCGTCAGCGAACAATCGGTCAACGGCATCCCGGCGTCCTACGCTTGTATCTCCCTGCTTGCTAACCTTGTCGGCTCGCTGCCTAGCCGTGTTATTCGCCGCACGGCGGAAGGGCATCAGGATTTGGACGGCCATCCTGTCACGCGACTGCTGACTACGCTGCCAAATAATTTCCAGACGCCGATGGAGTTCCGCCGCCTCATGCAGTCGCGTGTCGGCGGTGCTGGCGTAGCATTTGCGCGTGTTCGGCGCGACGGCAGGGGGCGTCCGATTTCGCTCGTCCCGCTCGCGGGCAATCGCGTGCAGGTGCTAACGGACAAAGACAACGAGCAGATTTTCTACCGCATCGCCAACGCCGACGGCACGGTTGAAACGCTCACGCGCTTTGACATGGTGCAGGTTAATGCGCTTTCGACGGACGGCTTCGTCGGGCTGTCGCCCGTGACTGTGTTGCGCGAGTCGCTAGGCATCGCCGCCGCGCAGCGAGATGCGTATGGCTCGTATCTGGCCAACTCGCCGTTCTTCAATTCGCTTTTGTCGGCTCCATCCGCGCTGACAGAACCGCAGCTCAAGGACTTTCGCGCTCAATGGCAGGCGATGCAGGCAGGCCAGTCCAACGCAGGCAAGACGCCAATCCTCTGGGGCGAGTGGAAATACCTCGATAAGACGGCTGGCATGAGCATGGCCGACGCCGAGTTCTTGGCTTCGCGTGCGTTCGAGAACGAGGAAATCTGCCGAGTGTTTAACGTGCCGCCCATTCTCATCGGCTCGACTGATAAGGTATCGTCGTGGGGCAGCGGCATTGAGCAAATCAACCAAGGTTTTCTCACTTACTCGCTCAACCCGTGGCTGGTAAATTGGGAGCAGGCGTTGAATATTACGCTGCTAACCGAGCGCGAGCTTGCCGACGGCCTGACGGTCGTATTTGACCGCACGGCACTCATGCAGGCGAGCCTCGCCGCACGGACGCAATTTGCCCGCACGATGCGCGAGATTGGCGCGCTCAATAACGACGAGGTGCGCCAGTCTTTCGGCTACAACAACATTCCCGGCGGTGATGGAGCTAAGTTTCAAGTGCCATTTAACAACCAAGGCGGCGTCGCTCCTTCGACGGACGCGCAGGCTGCTACACCTCAACAATGAAAACCGAAACCCCACCCGTAAAAGCGGCACCAGACCGCCTCCGCCTCTCCGCTCAACGTGCTCAATTCGCCGCCGAGCAAGGCAAGGCTGTTGACGCATCTGCTGGCGTCATCAAAGGTGTTGCGCTCATCACCGCCGACCGCGAGGCGAGCGGTCATGGCGTGTGGATTGACGCCAAGACGGTGCAGCAGTTCGCTGACTTGCTAGCTGGTCGTAAATTAAAAGCCTACGCCACGCACGATAATGCTGGGCTTGACGGCACGCTTGACGAGGTTGGCTATTGGCAAGACGCACGAGTTGACGGAGCTGTGCTCCGCGCCGATTTTATCGCGCTTGACGCTTGGAAGAAGTTTTATCCCGGCGAATACGCCACTCTCTTCGAGCTTGCTGACAAGTTGCCAGCCGAGTTCGGCGCGTCGCTTACGTTTAGCCTGACGTTGGCGTGGGTAATGCCAGACGGAAGCGAGGTCGTAACGCAGCGCGGCATCGAATACAATGACAACGGCGCGGAATACGCTTTCAATCCGCCGATGCCAGAAGGTGCGGTGCGAGCCATGCCGAGCGTGCGCCCCAACGAGATTTATTCTGCCGACTTCGTGAACGAGCCAGCCGCAAACGACGGACTTTTCCAAGCGAAGCACGGCATCAAGCCCGCCGAAACGCCCGCCGCCGCTCCTGTAAAAACCGAGCCAGATGCGGACGCGCTCGCGCTTCACGCGCACCGTTCGCGCCGCCTTCGCATTTTGTGCTTGCGTTCTCCCGTCGCGTAGTATTTTTCTGAATACAGCAACACCAATCAGCAACTAAACCCGCTATGAACCGTATCCAAAATCTCATCACGCTCCGCGCCGAGAAGGTTTCCGCTTTGGAGGCTTTTTCTGCTGCTGCCGCTACTCGCGGCTTTACCAAGGAAGAGGCCGCCCAGTTCGACGA